AAGAAATGGGCTTGGACTTGGCTCCTGTTATTGCTACGTTGAATAGCAGCGACGTGAAAAAGGATTACCTTTATTCAGGGCGGTTCAAGATTGGGCAGAAGCAGGTGCGGTTTGTCAGAGTCTAAGTAACCAGAAGAACAGGATAATAAAGATGATTGCCACACCCGTAAAGCGGCAGAAGAAGGCAAAGTTGCGCCACCAGTTGCCCAAGGCGTGGTGCAACGCCATGTACATCAGGTACAGCACGGCTATGATGAAGAACAAGGGAAGCATTTTGACAGCTAAATCACTTCTTGGTGACTCCTGACATTTCTGTTTCTTTAGTTGTGATTTCAATTTTTTCAGCTTTGCTTGTATGTTGATAAGAGGACGCCTGGTTGTAAATGCGTTTCATTTGTTGTTATGTTTTGTTTTTCGTTGACGATTTTATGCGGCACAACTAAGACTAAGCAGGAGCCGCCGAATCCAAAGGTCCCCATATCCTGTCCATGCTTAACCGTTGACCCCTGTTTTACGGACAGGTGGACGGAACCGACGCAGGTGGCGCCGACCGCAACCAGGTATAATCCGTTTGCAAATTTGATAATTTTACGAAAATTCGTTTGTAGCACAGGGCTTGAATTTAACATGATGGGATTTACAGAATGGTAGTTACCGCCTTGGCTCTTTATTTCGGTTATCTTACTATGCGTGGGAGCATGTATTCTATGATAGTGTTCCGGGGCTAACCTAAATATGTACACTGTGGCTTTACTGATAGGTTCATCGGTTTGTAACAATTCTTTCAAGGTGTAGTCAACACCTTTAATTTTGAATTTTCTGTTTGCGGCAACTTTGCGGGCAAAACATTCTGCCGGACATATAATATCGTGTGGCTTTGTTGACTCTGGCTTTGTTGCATCTTTGGGTAATTTACGCTGGAAAAGGGCGTCTAAATTTCGAAATTTCTTTACGCAGGATTCTAAATTCTTTGAATTTTTGCAGGCTACAGCGCGTTGCCAATGAATTTTATAGGTCCGTGCAAAACTCAGGCGGTCGCTAAGTTTACGACTCTTTCCCATTTGACTACAGGTGTTTTTGGTGAAATTATTGAATAAGGCAGTTGGAAGAAATTTCTGCGAATGTATACCCAGCCTGCTGAGACTTTCCATGGACCCTACTTTTGTATACTTTCTTTTTCAAATATTTTTTATTCGGGAAATTAGAAGGGTTTGTTTAGGTTAAATTCTATATGGGATTCCTACATAGAATTTATATTGGTACTTTTTGAGGCAGAATTTATAAATTTATTGCCCAAATTCATGAATTTGGTTGCGTGAATTTACCCTCAGGTCAGACTGCACAGCAAGTGTATGTTGTTCCTGTGTGCGGGTTGCCGACACATCCGCCACTCTGGTAACTGCAAACGCCTGTTGTAAAGTAATAGTTATTTGTGGACAGCTGGTTGGCGCAATAGTTGCACATCCAATCGCAACCCGTGTTGGCGCCAACCTGGAAACTAACACACGCATTGGGACCATCTGGGGCAATATAGGAACGCATAGCTGCTGCTGAGGCTAGGATAAGGGTGAGAAATTTCATTTATTTATTCCGTGAATTTTTTGTTCGGAAATTAACGCGGGGTTCTTTAGGGGGGATGAACAAGACACTGCGTTCATTACAAAAGAAAAGAGCTACTACGCGTAAGAAGCCCGGCACCTTAATATTAACTATATGTCTTGGGAAAGACAGAAATTATATTGATTATACACGTAAATCCATGATTGATTATGCAAAACGAACGGGCAGTGATATCAAAATTCTAAATGACGATGATGCCGTTATTAAAAAATATTCCGCTATGTTCAGTCAGCTTAAATCAGGGCGAAGCTACGGTGGAACAAGTTATTTTTTAAAGGTCGCTCTTACCGGTCATTATTTAGAGAAATATTCAAAAGTCCTATGGTTAGATGATACATGCATAGTTGGTCCTAAAGTTGTGAACTTATTTGATAAGGTTAGGGACGGCGAAGTGGGAGCATGTCCTGATAAGCCTAACTGCGCCGCGCCCGTGACTGACTTTAACTTTATAAAAGACACCAGCGGCTTTAAAATAGACATATATACATATATTAATAGCGGCGTCGTTGTTTATACAAAAGGTATGCGTCACCTATTATCTGTAGATAATATGTTAGAAAATAATAGACTTTTTGAAGGTCCACAGCCCGAACAAGGCTATCTTAACTATTTATTTCAAATAAATAAAGTTCCTATTATATTATTTGATAGAAAATATAATGATATGGTTTTGAACATTGATTACGTTGAACATTATAATAGCAAAAAAGCTGGAAGCATCAGTAAAATAGTAGATAAAAAATTTGTCAAGTCACATAAATCACATATTTTTCACATTACAGGCTGGTGGGGAGATACTAATAGATTGAAAGCAATTATAGACATTAGTGAAAGTTTATAACAGCAACCAGGGCATTACCGAAATTAAGAACATCTTAAAAAGGGGTTCTTAAATTCGGTAATAGACGGCGCGTATTTGACAGTAATTTAACGTCTTATAACAATGTTCTTAATTTTGGTACTTAGCTGCATGTTTTTGTCTTCGCGTCTTTTGACTACTACGTTTGCCACTACTACGTTTGCCACCACTGCTTCTTCGTTTCGTCATAAAGTTGTGCCACTTGACCTTGTTTTCCTTGATGAAACTGCTTGTGCAACTTAATATGCGTGCCTTTTGCTCTGGGCTTGACATGGGATTCTTAAAGAAGGCTAGTGGCTCATTTAGGGCGGCGTCTGCCCAGGCATAAAACTGGTCATTGTATGGCTTGAAACAGCTGCCTGCGTTTCTTGAGTTACCTGTTTTGAGTCTTCTTAGCTTAAGTTCATCACTGGGTTTCAGCGGTCTTTTAATAGCAGCTTCTAGGACCTTAGCACATGCACTGTGAATGGCTAATCCTATCGGCTGATTGTCTTTGTCTTCCGCGCTCATTTCACCGACAATGTCACCAGATGCAAAAATGTGGGGTGTGGATTCATCGTTATAAAACTCTTGTGCTTTAGGGTCGCGATGGTTTGGTTCCATAAACATATCACCCATGTCACCACCCTGCTTAAGGTTAAAAATCATCTTATGATGACTGTCTAAGCCAATGCTTGAACTTAACCAGTGTAGTTCGGGTTCAATAACTTTCGCGTTTTCTTTAAGAATAGCTAGCTCCTCAGAAGTCAGGATGCGGTCATGCACTACTGAATAGGTATCGTCTTCGAAGGTATGGATGGTAAATGGTAGACCACAACAGTAACAGTATTCATCCCAGCTGCCAGCGCCGACTTGTCGCATAGTTCTATTAAGGGACGCGGTTTTTGTCGGGACATAAACTAGGTGTATGCCATACTGGGCAGCGTTTGATTTAGACCAGACTATTGGCTGCTTTGAAGCGGTCCATCCATACTTGATAGTGTTTTTTCCAGATATGTTGCAAGAGCTGTACAAGGCTCCTTATTACAAGGGACCCCCTATGCCAGTATTAGACTTGAGTCCACGTGACAAGGCAACCTTGGCTCTGGCATTTGGTGACTTTATAAAATGGATGGCTGTTGCGGAAAAAAAGAACAAGTTGATTCGCCCCGGTATAGTTCCCATATTGAATCTTTTACTAGACGCTAAAAAGGCGCGATTAGTCGGCGGCTTAATGATATATTCTAATAACTCAAATCCCTATATGTTAAAATTTGCACATGAACTACTCAAGGCGCTAATGGGACTTTCTACGGCGATTTTTTGTCCCATTGTTGGTTGGTGGCATACTGTTCGCGATAGTGAAGTGCGTAATCCTAAATCGCCATTTATTATGAGCCATGGACCTAAACGGGCTCTAACAATACAGAAGGCGTTTTCTAAAGAATACTGTGGCGTTGGACAATACTATGCTAATCCAGGTACCGCCGACATATTATTCTTCGATGACCTGGTACACGCCGACATTCATAATATTATTCCTGCACAGAACTACTTTCACGTGCAGCCCTACCATAGTTTTGGTGATATTGCCACCATACATAACTGTTTTCTAAATGCGCTGATGATACACGATTTGGACAAAAACGCTGGCGCGTTAAAGGAGTTTGAGAAGGTTGGTTTGAAAATAGGACCGGCTGGTCTTGATATTAACACCTTTAAGGTCCCTGTTAGAGCAGAGCATGATGTTAATGATGGCGGCTTTTTATTGGCGCGCTTGGAGAAGTTACTTGGGTTTAAGGCTGGTGCGGTAAAAGACGTTGTCATAAATGCTAGGGCTCCTGCCTTTCGTCCATTTGCGCCAGCACTAAAGGTCTCTGGTTTGGTCACACGTCGCGGCGGCTTTGGTTTTAACAAAAAACGAACAACAAGAAGACGTTAATAATCCCCGATAAAGGTAGGATGCTTGTCTCTAGAAAAGCCCGTAAAAATTCACCTAGGCAGACGCGGCGCGCTTCAAAGGTCAAACCCTATAAAGTTGGAATTATGGCTATATTTAAGAATGAAGCTATGGCTATGCGGGAGTGGGTTGAACATTATTTATGGCAGGGAATAGATAATATACTACTCATTAATAACAGGTCAACAGATAACTGGAAAGAAAAAATAGAAGGATTAGAACAACGTGTTACTACTAAATATGCACCAGGAAAACATAGACAAAAGGAATACTATAATCAATTCGGACTTCCTTGGTGTAAGACGAATAAAATAGATATTTTAATTGTTTTAGATATGGACGAATTCTTATTTTGTAAAAATAAGAAAACCATTAAAGAAAATCTACAAGAAATATTTTCTAAACCACAACGTCCATCTGAAATCCTAGTCAATTGGACTATGTTTGGTTCAAGTGGATTAAATAAACAGCCTGAAAGTATTAGAAAATCATTTACTATGAAGAAAAACGGCATAGTTCGTTATACAAAGGGTATTATTTGGGTAAATGACTTAAGTGAAAATGGCATCGGCATTCATTCACATTCCGTTAAGGGTAAAACTATAAAATTACCGTCTATATTTCAATTAAACCATTATGCTATTCAATCTAAAGAGTTTTTTAGAAAAGTTAAAATGAGCAGGGGCAGTGCCAACGTTTCCAAGTATGATAAAGTTAGAAATTGGGACTATTTTAAAAGATACGACCATAAGGATAGGGAAGATTTGAAATTAAAAAATATGTTATAAAGCTGCAAGTTTGTTATAAAATTTGATATATACTATTATTTATTTGTTTATTAAGCAAATAAATAAAGTTGATGGAGTGCACCATATGCGTGGTCAGCACAAATAGGCTAGTTTATTGTCCTAAATGTCAGGGTGCCTGTTGTTTACACTGCTTCCAGAAGTATTTGTTGAATTCAGGTTTAGTTGCAGCGTGTATGCATTGTCGGATTAATTTGGACGATGAGTTTGTTTCTGACAACGTGCCTAGTAGCTGGTTTAGAACTGATTATCAAGTATTTAGAAAGCGGCTTTTATATGAAAAGGAGGTCGCGCGCTTGCCTGAAGACCAACGGACGGCGGCGCTTTATATGAATGCCAAGAAGGAGATTCAGGCGATTGATGCATTGCCTAGTCATACAATGACTAAAGCGCAGTTGCATCATAAGCAGCAGACTAGACACTACTATCTTAGTGTTGTAAAAAACTATGGTATTAGTGATTCGACTTCTGTGAAGCCGAAGCCAAAGCGCGTCTATGTCAAAGCCTGTATTAGCTCTGACTGCAAGGGCTTTCTAGACGAAATGTTCAAGTGTGGCTTGTGCTCAGCGGCGGTCTGCAAACATTGTCATGAAGGTCTTGGACCTGGACATGAAGGTCTTGGACCTGGACATGAAGGTCTTGGACCTGGTGCACATAGCTGCGATGCCAAGACAGTGGAATCTATTAAGGCTATCAAAGCAGAGGCTAGACCCTGTCCCTCCTGTAGCGCTTTGATTTCCAAAATCGACGGCTGTGACCAAATGTGGTGCACGCTGTGTCATGTTACATTCAGCTGGCGCACAGGTGAAAAGGAGACCGGTATTACTCACAATCCCCACTTCTATATGTGGGCGCGCTTGAACGGAGGCTTAGCTAGGACACCAGGTGATATTCCAAATAACTTCTGCAATAACTATCCCACACTGAACGATATTTACAACCTTCCTTATGACCATTACAATGAGCGTTTATGTGAATATCATCGCTACGTCCATCACAATAAGGCGACTATTATTGACAGGATTCCGTTATTTGCCGAAGATAATCTTGACTTGCGGGTGCGTTATTTGGCTAATGAACTGGATAAGACACGCTTCTGCGACTTGCTTTGCCAGCGTGACAGCGTGTATCGGCGGAATCTGAGCAAGCGCTCCGTGCATGATATGGTCTATCAGGCAGCGGGCGACCTATTTAGAAACTATTTATCAGGGCAGCAGGGCGCTCTAACATGTGAAGACTTTGGCAAACTCTTTGCCTACGGTAATGAGTGCTTACGGCGTTTAGAGGACCGATACGGCGGTCGCTTTGGCTGCTTCGAGCTTTAGCAGATTCCAGCTTTAGCACCTTCCAGCTTTAGCAGATTCCAGCTTTAGTTGAAGAACCCTATAATGCCACCGTATTCTATCATATAGTTTTTTGCAGTTTCATCAAATGTGGTGCTTATGAAGATGCACTGTTTATTGGGCTCAGGATTTGAACCTGGGGTTAACCAAGTGATGCAGTAATTATAGTCGCTACTGATTTCCTTGTAGCGTTCTATCATGTTGTATGGGTCAACAATAAGCAATGAATTTTCCTCCGTTTCATCATAATACCACTTGATAACTGCCTCTTGGTCATCATAATTATCTGCGTAAAAGGTGCGCCATTCTAGTAGCATGTTTACTTAACTGAAGGGCGCCTTTAATATAGGTTTGCGATAAAATACTCCTGCGTCCATTACTATTGGACTTTTTCTGAATGTTTGTAGCCACAGCTGCACGATAGTTTTTAATTCCTTATTACGCGGCTTCTGTTCATATATTTCGGCTTCGTCAGTTAATAGGAAAACACTGCTTTCGTTATTTTGTTCTATTTCTAACACAATCATGTTACTGCGTTGGCTCAGTTTGATAGAGTTGATGTAATGCCCTGGGCTGACATTTTCTTTATAGTGGTTAATAATATCAGATAATTGTGATTTATAGTCGTCTAGAGTTGGCGTATTGTCTACGTGTTTTTCTTCTGGTCGCTTTAGACCTGCCACCCTTTAATATAAGAAGTTAAACGCGCGTTCATCGGTCCAGTTGAATTTGGCATCCCTATTACCGTCTAGTACCGAATTTAAGAACTCCCTTAATAGGAGTTCTTAACTTATGTACTGACCTGGTTACTATTATACTAAATTTAAGTATAAGACGTTAATGCTTTTTTTGTTTTATTTGAATCAATTTGACTGAGTCAAATAAATAAATATTAGTTGAATTAACGCCGTCTGGTTTGCTTCTTATTGCGCCTGCGTCTTCTTGTACCTGCATTTTGTGCCATTGCCGCTTCAATGCGTCTTTCAAAATCGGTTATATTTGTATCCATTTGCGCTTTAGTAGTCCATCTAGACGCTTCTGTTGTTGTTTCTTCTTGAGCCAAATCAATTAACTTAGCTTTTAATGTTTCTATTTTGTCTTCATACTTATGATATAACATTTTCTGAAAGCAGACCAAATTTAGGAAGCCCAGCTCCTGGATTTTTCCAGGACTTTGTTCACACATTTCATCCAATCGGGTTTTACCAAGTAAGTCGCAATCGTTCAGAATTTTAGGAAATAATTCATTACTTGGACGCTCATGACTACGGTCTTTTTCGAATAACGCCTTTGCAATATTTAAGGATGAGTGGAAAAGTCGTTTGACGTCATATTCGTTAACTATAGTATATTGACTTAGGTAATTTTGAAAATATGTAAATGTTCTATCAAGAACAGCGTAGCGCACATCCCCTAATTCGTTTCTATCAACAAACTTAGTTAAAATAGAGGCTACAGGACCGCTTGGGTCATTGTATATTTGTGGCGACATAGCGCCAGACATATTAAAAGGCTTGTATATAGTCGGTATATGGCGACTTATTGTATCTTGACCTAGTTCTGTAAGGGCGCTTTCAATTGTCATACGGGTTTGTGGATTGTAGTCCAATAGTTTTTCTATGACGTCACAGACTTTTATGAAGTCTGTATTTGAGGTATCGATGGCGGTGTTTATATTGGCTTTTATATATGCTGTTGGGTTTACAGCAAGTCGCGCGTCGGGCGTAAATCCCCTTAAAAATTGGGCATTATGGTATAATGTATATGTTTCACCATTAGCTGCAGTCGGTAAACCTTTTAATGTAAAAATTTTCTTTATTACTACTCTTTCATTATCAAAAGTCTTTTCAGCAGTATCTATGTATTTTTGCGTCAATTTTGTGCCGTTAGACGTTTCTTGAATATATATCAATAATTCTTGTTCGTATTCTGCAGGAGTCCAACTTTGATATGCTGGCGTACCTGGCTTTGTTAAAATATCAATTAATGAGCAGCCTACAGCCCACGCATCCATAGCCTTCCAGCTTTTACAAGTATGGCGTTGACTGTCGCCAAGATATGACTTCATCAATATTTCTGGCGCTGCCCACCATACTGTTCCTGTATAGTTATCTGTTGTAACTGGTATATTTGGACTTACGTAGCGGGCTGCACCAAAATCGGTTATCCATACTTCACCTGATTTTGTTAATAACATATTGTCTGGCTTGGCATCACGGTGAACTATTCCTTGTGAATGAAGGACGTTGTATCCGTTAAGGATGCCTTTTATTGTTTCATAAATAAAGTCCCAAGATGTAAAATCACCTTCTTTTTTCCTTTTTGCGATAGAACCTGCTGCTGAACCCATTAAAACCGCAGGAAAGCCCAAGAGCGCTCCCGTTCGTGCATCTTTAGGACTTAATCCTATGTATTGTGCTACATTTGGCTGCCCTTTTAGATATTTCATTATTGCAACTTCATTGACATTTTCGCCAAATGCACTCATATCCAAAAAATATTTAGTAGCTACAATACCCTTTACGCCATTAAGAGTTTCACTGTTTACTCTACCGAAGCTACCCGTTCCTAGTGAAACTGGCTTGCCTTTTTCATTTTTTGCGCTTTCTCTTTTTTCGATTGAGTTACTACTAACACCTCTTAGGGGATATAAGTTTGGTCTTGAACTTACTTTTGCATTATTTCTAGAATTAGAAATGGTACGCCCTTCTTTAGGGTCTGAGGCTCTTTTAGAAGGTGTGCTTGACGCAGGGCTTAGCGGCACGCCTGGAAGATTTGCACCTATAGTTTGTGGCTTTAACGGAGCTCCAGGTCTAGGGCTAAATATACCTTTCATTCTATTTTAAAGCCACGAATTTTCTCTTATATCCAGCAACCGTCTGAAATTATCGGGATGGTAACAGACCGCGATGAGCTCATCTTTGATTGCGCTAACCCGTCGGTTGTAACGCTGCTTTTCATCCTCCACAAGATAAATCCAGGCTTGTGCATAATGCAACATAAGTTCCGATAAATAGATATTATGAATGTAACCATTGTCGAAGATTAGCGCAGCCTGCTTTGATGTGTAATTACCAGGACCGTTACGTATGCCGACCACAATATAACCGATTTGTTTTATCTGGTTATTTACTGACGTTTCAGTGAATATTGTGTGGCTATTCATAGGTTCGCCAATGAAGAATGTGACAAGATTTGGTTCCGCAACCTTGAGTAGTGACTTGAGTATACTTTGATGACAATAAATGTCATCATAGCTTATTTGGACCATTTGCTTTGTTGTTAGCAGAACCTAAGGCTTCAACTTTGTTTTTAAATCTAAATAGAAATGGAATGGCAAGCCCTAGATAATCGCATATACAAGGCAATGCATGTCATAATTGCCGCTTCTGGCATTGAATTGTCAGACTTTGTTCCTAGAGAAGCTAAAGATGAGCTCTTGTTAATTACAGGGCTTCTAAATGCATTGAATCACTTTGCCAAACTTGGCTGGGACAATGACGCGGCGGCTGACCATTCGCTGAAGCAAAGGCTTGGTTTGGAACTTGTTACAGCCTGGTGGCAGCTTGTTAACAATAACTACGATGATGTGCCAACGCCTGAGACTTTAGGTGCCAGCGATTCAGAGGCTTACGATTGGAATCGTCTTTTGGCAATCATAGTCCGCTACTATTTGAATCGCGCCGTAAAGGCGGTAACTGAGACTTAACGTCTTATATTTTAAGTTAACTACACCCTGGAGGGGGGTAGTTAACTTAAATATATTAGTAACCAGGTCATACCAAAATTAAGTACACCCCTTTTGGGCGTGTACTTAACTTTGGTATTTGACGGTAACCATAATCTACGGGTGAGTTCTAACCCCGGTATTTGTTTCCCCATTTTAAGTAACAATGAGCAAGCCAAAGAATGAAATTGTCGTTTCTGAGGAGGAGGTGACAAATCAACGCAATGAGGCTAAGAAGCGGACCATTACTGAAAAGACAGAGGATGCCTATTGGCGCGCCATGAAGCGTGTTAAGCGTGGCTTAGGATTATCTGAAGATGATGGTGATATGGACTTTCTTCTTGATTACGATACTGTGCATCACTGGATTGAGGAGCTTGGTCTGAGCGCTAGCAGCAAGAAAACATATTACATTGCCATTCACCATACGATTGAAAACCTTAAGGACCCGCAATTCAGCGTGGTTGCCAAACAATATGATACCGACATGATGGCTTACATCAAGAAGACTCAGCGGGAGCCCAAGAAAAAGGGTATTGACAGCATAACATGGAATGAGATTCTGGAAATACGTAAGACTCTTGCACAGAAGGCGCTCAAGGACCCGAAAAACTTCTTACTTGACTATGTGATATTGTGTATGTATACCTATTTGCCACCTAGTCGCTGTGAGTATGTGCGCATGAAGGTTTTTAAGGCGACCACCGCTGTTGACGAAAGCAACTACATCTTGCTAAAGGAGCGTTCTGCTATGATAGTCTATTCCGACCACGCGTCCATAAAGGCACCCTATCCCTTAGTCAAGGTCTTACACACCTGGTCCGCCTTTAGTGAGTCTCCTTATTTGTTTGTGAAGGTTGATGGTAAACCTATGTTAAAAAACACGCTCAGTCAGCGTATTTTGTCTATTTTTCAGCGTGAGACCAAGAAGAAGCTGGGAATCAACGCAATACGCAAGGCGTATGTCAGTTCAGTCCGTAATGAGGTTACTGAATCAACTGAGTAATTTTTTATTAATTTTTAAAATTGAAATCGTCACACTATGTTTATTTATTCTAAATAAACCCA